CGACCCGATTGGAGATGTAACGCAAGGCTATCCCGATCGGGCGATAGGCCTAGGCCACAACGGCGGCCCGGCGATCGATATTGACGTAGCGCGCGTCGTTGCCCCAGCGCTACAGCCGGCCCGATACAAAGCCTTATACGGTGGCCGGGGCGGTACTAAGTCCTACTTCACCGCCGACTATGTAATCGCTAAGGCCATGAACGGGATTAAATGCCTATGCGTTCGCGAGATACAACTATCTCTAGATCAATCCTCTAAGGCACTGATCGAGGAGCGTATCTTTGCGCACGGCGTCGAGGGCGAGTTCCGTATCCTAAAGAGCCATATTGAACACCCGGCCACCGGTGGGCGTATCGAGTTCAAGGGTATGCAGCAATTCAACGCGGCTAACATTAAGTCGCTACAAGGCTATGGGCTGGCATGGTGGGAGGAAGCGCACACCGCCTCTCAATATGCGATCGACCTCCTAATACCTACGATCCGTATGGACGGCTCCGAGCTAATCTTTACATGGAACCCGGAGTTCCCAGAGGACGCCGTAGACGCGATGTTCCGGGGCCCGAACGCCGTTAGAGATAGCGTTATCCTCATAGAGTGTTCCTCCGATACTAACCCTTGGCTACCCGGCGTCCTGAGGGACGAGCGTACCGAGCTATACCGCCGAGACCCCGAGAAAGCGGCATGGGTATGGGGCGGCGCCTACCGCACGATATCCGACGCAAACATCCTCAAAGGCCTATACCGGGCCGAGCGGTTCGAGCCTAAACCCCATTGGGAGGGACCATATCAAGGCCTCGACTTCGGCTTCGCCAATGACCCGACGGCGGCGGTACGGATGTACATTTTCGGTAAGTCGCTATATGTGCACTACGCTTGTGGGATAGTCGGCCTCGACCTCGACGTTACCGAGCAATACATAATCGAACGGGTGCCAGATTGGGACCGATACGACGTTCGGTGCGACAATGCACGGCCCGAGACCATAAGTTACCTAAACAAACACGGATCGGGGCGCTATAGTGCGGCTTCAAAGTGGCCCGGAAGCGTAGAGGATGGAATAGGTTGGCTAAGAGCGTTCGACGAGATTATCGTACACCCAGACCACGCCGGGCCCTTCTTGAAAGAGTGCAAAAGGTACTCGTACAAGGTAAACAAGGCGGGCGATGTGCTCCCGGCTATTGAGGACAAAGACAACCACTGGATCGACGCCACAAGATATGCGGCGGCCCCACTGATCCGGCAACGCGGCGTGCCAAACATACGGCAACTATAGGAGGCAAATTTATGGGCCTATTCGACTTCTTAAAGACCAAGGCGAGCGCCGCCTCGGCTACGTTCGTAACTAATCCGGGTCAACCTAGGTGGACGCCTCGAAACTATGCGTCGTTCGCTAAAGAAGGCTACATGATGAACGTAGTAGCCTTCCAAGCTATAAATAGAGTGGCCGATGCTATCGCCACGGTAGAGTGGGAGGTATGGGACGGCGACAAGATGGTCGAAGGTAAGCACCCGCTAAAAGTATTATGGGACCGACCGAACCCAGCGCAGTCTAACTCAGAGTTCTTACGGGCGGCTATCGGGTTCCTGCTCCTATCAGGTAACGGATATATTGAGGCCGCCGAGGGTAACCGGGGCCGGCCTACTGAGCTCTACGCCTTGCGATCCGATCGTATGAAGGTCGTACCTAACTCCGAGGGACAGGTCGCGAGCTTCATATATACCTACAACTCGCGCAACGTGAGATGGGAGGTGGACCCAATTACCGGACGCGGGCCTATCAAACATATGAAGATGTTTAACCCGTTAGACGACTTCTACGGTATGAGCCCGATCGAGGCCGGCGCGTTCGCCTTAGATCAACACAATGAGAGCATGAAGTGGATGCAAGCCCTCATACAGAACTCAGCCAAGCCGAGCGGCGCTCTCGTCATGAAAGAAGGCTTAACGATGGGAGATGAGCAATTCTCCCGGCTACAAGCGACGATCGAGGCGAACCATAGCGGCGCCGCTAATGCCGGCCGGCCTATGCTCCTAGAGAACGGCCTAGAGTGGCAACAGATGGGCCTAAGCCCTACCGATATGGGTATCCTAGAGACCAAGTATAGCGCGGCCCGGGACGTAGCGCTCGCGTTCGGCGTCCCTTCTCAGTTGCTCGGTATTCCGGGAGACGCTACCTACTCGAACTACAAGGAGGCCCGGCTCGCCTTCTACGAGGACACAGTCCTACCGCTTCTCAACCACTTGCTAGGAGCACTTAACCCGTGGTTCGAGGTACCATTTAACGGGGCTAAGATTGTCCCGAACCTCGATAGTATCCCGGCTATCGCCGACAAGCGGCAAGAAAAGTGGGACATGGTAGACAAAAGCCGAGAGCTTACCCTAAACGAGCGACGCGAGGCTAAAGGTTACCCACCGATTGAGACCGTAGTACCCGGCGAGAACGGTAACCGCCTTCTAAACCTCGATCGGGCCGAGGCCGGAGTAAACACGCCAGACGGGAAGGCCCTATTGGCTCGGTTAGCCTATGGATCGTGAGACCTATGCTAGAGAGCTAAACGCCCTACAGGACCTAGTAGCGGAAAAGCACGTTAAGCGGATAGCGCTAGCGATCGAGCGCGCATGGCTCGAAGTCGCCGAGGGCCTCGCCACTACCGCGCGAGCCGATCTACCCTTGTCGCATATCCAGACCGTAAAGGCGGCGCTAGAGGGCTTGTACCGCGAGATAACCCGGCGAACCGCTACGGACCTCGTCGGGCAGTTTAAGCGGGGGTTCCAATGGCTAGAGACTAAGGCCGACGCCGACGACTTCTACGAGCGTATCTACGAGCAATATCTATATATCTATGGGGCCTCGGCGATATCTCAGATATCCGAGGCGACGCGGCGCCAGATAGCCGGGGCAGTACAGCGCGGCCTTGTCGAGGGATTGAGCTTGCCCGAGATTGCGGCCGACATGATAACCCGGGCCCCGGAGATAGGCGCCGCGCGCGCCGCCGTTATCGCTCGAACGGAGACCCACTCCGCCTCGATGTATTCGAGCCTAGAGAGCGCCCGTAGGTCGAGCGTACCCCTCATTAAGGAGTGGGTAAGTGTCGAGGATCACCGTACGCGCGACTTCGGGCAGGCCGACGGTATTATCGACGCTTTCTCGCATGCGGCTATGAACGGTGTACAAGTGGATATCGAGGAGCTCTACGATGTACCAATGAGAGCCGGAACGACCGAGGGCTTGATGTTCCCGGGCGATCCGACCGGGTCACCGGGTAACGTGATAAATTGCCGGTGTTCTCAGGTATACACGACGGCCGACGACGACGGCCTCGACCCCGGAGAGGAGCCTACGCCCGTGCAACGCGAGCCGGGCGGCGCACAATTCAGCTATGACACGATCGCCGACCCTAAGGCGAGTACCGCCGCCTTGAACGCCTTTATAACTGATAACGAGATAGCCACTCGGGTAGACCTAAAAGGCATATCCCCGGCGGTACTAGCGCCCCATATGCGCCAGTTCTTAGAGGTTAAAGAGCGGTTCGGGCTCGACCCAATGTACGCCGTCGGCCCGGCGTCCCGCTTCCTAGCCCGTGGCGGCCGCACCCGTGGGGCCTTAGCGGCTATCTACCGGGTAACGGATCGCGAGACCGGCCGGCAAGGTATCTGGCACATGCCTACAGCCTTCGGAAACGAGAAAGAGTGGGACAAGAATATGAGAGCCGGCGTGCAAGCGGTAGCGGGCGGCCGTTATGCGACCCGTCGCCGGGCCTACTTCGCTGATAGCCGCTTAGTTGAGAGCGAGGTACGCCTACGAGCCCAGCGCATGGACGACGACGGCCGCGACTATGCGTGGACCGTGGACAGCGACGGCGCGCTCCCGGCGACCACTTACAACTACCGAACCTCGACGGTTTATCATGAGTTCGGGCACGTATTCCACCTTACGAACACGGCGCAACCTCAGGTACGGGGCGAGATCGACGACTTCCTCAGACGGGTTCAACCTATCCGGGGCGGCTGGGGCCGGCTCGTGTCGGAGTATGGTAACTCTAAGGATACCGAGTACGTCGCCGAGACCTTCGCAATCTACATGCGGGGCGATCAATCCGACTTCTACCGGATACACCCCGAATTGCTGGCGATATATCAGCGCTACGACCGGGCAACAGTAGGTAAGAGCTTGCAACTATGGAGGGCGGCTATGATGCGCAAAGAGGTAGACCTACCGGGGGCCGAGAGCCTCGTAGACGACGGGGCCGCGCTTATTAACGCAGTAGTAGCGGCGGCCGAGGAGGACAGAGACGAACTCGCCCGGGAATTGCTCGCCGCTTACATAGGCGACGACAAGGACCTAGTCGAGGCATGGCTAGAGGAGGCGATAGCGTTAACCGTGGTAGACATCATATAGCGCTTTAAGCTATACAAAGCGGCAACAAACACTAGATAGTGTATACTTTAGAGTAAGGCATACCAATGGACATAAAGTATCTAGACCTTGCGTTAGCTATTAAGGCGATTACGGACGAAGGTATGTTCGAGGGCTACGCTTCTACCCACTACAACGTGGACGAGGGCGGCGATCGAGTGGAACAAGGCGCCTTCGACCGCTCCCTTGCGCGCTACAAGGGCCGCAATCAACGGCCTAAAATGCTCTTTATGCACGATCCGAGTAAAGTAATCGGCGTATGGGACGATCTATATCAAGACGATAAAGGCCTATTCGTTAAAGGCCGGCTCCTAAAGGAGACCCAACTCGGAGCAGAAACCCTAGCACTGATGCGCGCCGGCGCGATCGATAGTATGTCGATCGGTTACCGGGTTATCGCCGACAGCTACGAGGGTACTAATTCCGAGGTTCGGGTCCTTAAAGAGTTAGACCTTTATGAGGTCTCGATCGTTACTTTCCCTATGAACACTGAGGCTAGAGTGACCGGCGTTAAGCGGCTCGATAGTATCAGGGACGTAGAGCGCGTACTCCGAGAGGGTGGCGTGCCTAACGTAATGGCAAAACTAGTTGCCTCCCACGGCTTCACTGAGGCCGTAAAACGGATCGATGGACAGCGCGACGCTGGCACGGCCGAGAGCGAGGCACTAAACCGCCTCATGCAATCCCTAACGGCGAGAAAGGATATCTCCCATGCCTAAAGACTTTAATCTTGAGGACGTAGTCGAGGCCGTCGAGGCCGGAAACAAGGCTTTCGACGTGTTCAAAGCCAAAAACGATGAGGCCTTGGCCGAAATCAAAGCCGGCTACGACGACGTAGTACGCCGGGAC